GGGCTTTTTAAAAATCTAACTTTCATATTTTTTTAAATTAGGGGGCAAGCCGAAACCCACCCCCATTTATACAACTAACAACGATTGCTTATGTAGTGGTAGCGTCTAAGATTGCACCAAATACCGCTGGTTGCTCAAAAGCACAATCCCAGAAAGTATTTGCAACGATACGAGTCTGGCCTGTTCTTGCTAAAGTGTATGGGTCAATAATTACATCCATTCCACCGAATTGACCGATTGCAGATTTACCGAACTCTCCACAAATGATTGCAGAACAAACTCCTGTGGTAGAACCTTTAGTCAAGTTGCTTGGTACGTTTGAAGTTATTGCAGTAATCTTTCCGTCAATTACTCCTGGCTGACCATTGAAGTAATTTTGGTAAGCCATAATCATAGCACCAGAACCGCTATCAATTGCAGTCTGCTTTAATTTAGCTTCTACCTTTGGATTGATTAAGAACTTAAGGTCTTCAACTCTTGCATTTGCAGTTCCTAAAGTTTGAACTAACTCAAGAATCTTAGCGTAAGAAGGTGCGCCACCTGCTGCTCCGATTGCTACATTCTGGATGTTTGCAGTTCCAAGTAAACCTGTCATTGCAGAACCAGAACCATTGATGTAAGCAGCCTCAACCGCTACATAGATTGATTCCATTAAAGACTGAATAACAAATGCCTCTAATTGTGGATTCTGAATCAATAACTGATTTGACATAGGAATGAAAGAACCTAATCTGTGAGGAGTCATAGGTCTTGAAGCAGTAGTAGGAGCGCCACTTGCTAATTCTTCGATTTCAGTACCCCAAGAGCTAACTACTCCTGTTGCTAAACCTGTTAAATCTACATTGTTAGCTAAACCGCTTAACATCTTAACTCCAAGAACATCAAGAACTCTCTTAGCATACAAAGCATCGAAGAATCCTACTTTGTCAGTTTGAATAGTGTTACCACCACCTGTTGCTGAACCTGCGGTCATACGCTTTTCTGCCATAGCATCCAATACGTTTTTACCTAAGTAAGTTCCTTTTACTTCGAATCCATTTGAGCGAGCTTCTTTAGCTGATTCGTCGATTAACTCTTTTTCTAAACCATCTACGGGTTTGTTGTTTAAACGCGCTTCGATTAACTTTCCTAAAGAGAAGTTTCTCAATTCTTTTTCTTCGCTCTTAGATGCTGATGCACCTGCTGCGGCTGATGCTATTGCTGCTTGGCGCTTTTCTTCACGCTCGGCATTGTCAATAGACAAAGATAATTTTTCAACTGCATCGTAATGACCGTTTAATTCAACTTCTTGGTCAGCGGTGCGAGTTTCTAACGCCATTAACGAATCTATCTTATCGTTAACGCTTTTGCGCTCTTCACGCAATTGTAGGGCTGTTTTTTTCATTTTATTTTTTTCTTAATTGTTTTTTATAAAAATATTTATCTTTTTTTGCTTCGGTTGGTTTGCTTAAGTTACGAGAACGAGCAGCTACGGTAGTAGTTTGATAGGCAGGGAATGTAACAGGTCCAAGTTCATAAAGTTTTTCAATCTCTAAAATTTCTCTTTCTTCTACTCCGTCTGCGGATTCTCCCCAAGAATCTTTACGCACCATAAACATAAAACTTGAACCTTTTATGAATCCTAATCCAATGTTTTCTGCTACCTTTTCAGCACAATAGTTTTTTATAGCGTATCTGTACTTTAATTGATTGTTCTCAATAGATATCATTAAGTCATCTTCCTTGCCTGTTGCACGGCTTAAAATCTCGTTAGAATCGTGATTAAATAAACTTACTACGTTAGACATATCGCAATTATCAAACGCTCTTGCGTTAATTTTTTCACGATACCAACCCATATCGGTATAAACTTCCATAACTGCGCCAACTCCTTCAATCATTCTATACTCAATCTCTTCTTCGCCTTCGTTACGTTTTTCAACTATAACTTTAAACTCTGGGTTAAACATCCTTGCCTCGGCATTTGGATGGATTTTTTCTATATCTTCTTTTTTCATTGGTCTGTTCCTTTCGTACTTGTTTGTGATTGGTCTTTATTTGCCCAAAAATCATCTTCCTTTGCTGCAGGAATCATATTGACAGGGCTATAAATTTGGTCTGCAAAAGTTTCGTTAATAGTGTTTAATCCTACAAATCTTCTTCCGTCATTAGAAGTGATAAATCCTGCGTATTTAAGTGTTTTAAGATACTCAGCCGTTGATTGCATATCGCCACGCATTAGCATAGCTACATTAAACTTAGCATCCAAACTATCCATTTCATCAAATCTGAATAATTTTCTTTCTATTTCTTGTTCCCAACGAACGAACCACGGCATCAAGCAATCTGTTACATATTCGATGTTTAATTGTTCTAAGTTACTTGAACCCGTTGCACCTGCTTGCAGTTTCGATAAAGGCATTCTAAACCACTTTGCTACATCTGCCACACTAAACTCTTTTGCTTCTACCATTTGAGCCTCGTTTGGTTGGGCTGATATTTTACTAAACTTTGCACCACTATGAAGTAAAGCTACTCCGTTATTAGTGCCGTTTATATTCTTATAGGAATCGTTAAATGAGTTTTTGATTGAGTTGGCCGTGTTCTCATCCTTAACTACTCCTGGCACTTCTAAAACTCCCGTCATAGTTGCGCCACTTCCAAAGAATGAACTTGCGTAAGATTGAATTGCTAATGCTGAACCTAAAGACTCGGCTGCGTATTGTAAGATTGATTTACCTACATATCCATCGCCCATTGCACGAATATGAAATATATTATCTTCACTAAAAATACCTTCTACTCCAGACTTTACATCATTGATGATATAATATAGTTTTTGGTCAACAATTTGAACCGTTACATTAGTCGGGTCAACTATTACCATTTGAGTAACTTTCCCGTCTGGGTCTCTTCTTAAGTAAGCATAAGCATTTCCAAATCTTAAAGCATACTCTTGCATCGTTTGTTTGAACGTGAAAGGAGTATATAAATTAGAAGGCATCTTGTTTAATAAACTTGTAGCCCTATGCTTTACATAAGTTTTATTGCCTTGCTCATCTACGCTAAAGGTTTCAAAAGGTACTTTAGCCAAATCTTCTGATATGTTTCTGATGCAAGCATAATAAGCCGATAACTTCATAGAAGTTTCAGCGTTTACGGTTTGACCCGATGTATTAAAAACTGATTGAAACCAAGACTTTACTTGAGATAAAGTATAAGTTGATTCTTGCACACCTCCGTATAACTTAGGTGCTGCCCTTTCTTCAACTCCAAATATGCGCTGAATTATCCCCATTTGAGGACAAACTTACAACGGAATACAGAATTTAATTAAGGTAGATAATTTTTGTTACTATTTTGTTACCGATAACTTGCGTGATAGATAGATTTTTCCTTACGGAAATGCCCATAACTTTTAAAACGATTGAATCCAAATTTCTTCAGATGCCATTCTTCTAACTCGTTCCAAATTGCTTCCCCGTTTTTATCTCGGTTCTTTTCGTTAACCACCATTTTAAGGTAGCGATTAAAATATTCTTGTTTATTCATTACCATACATAATTGTCTATTATTGGGTTATCCTTCCAATCTTCTAAGGCTCGGCCGATTGCATTTACTACCGCACAAGGTCCATCAACTTTGTTTTTAGATTTACCTTTGTGTATCTTATAATTCCCGTTTGCGTCATCTTGGTAGACTTCTACGTTTGAAATCATCCAAGCCATTACGGGGTTATTATCGTGGATAAGAGTTTCATTCATTATCCATTCGTAGAGTTGTTTGGTTGGTCCTGTTACTGCGCCTACTGACTGACTAAAGGATTCTACATTGATTGAATGTTCGTTGTAGAGTTGAATCATAAACATACTTGCAAGTGCTTTGTCATAAGCAATAGGTTTGTATTCAAAGTTCGCACAGATGTTTAAAATATCTGTCTTTATGTAATTGTAGTCGGTTGCATCGCCAGAAGTTAAAGTGATGTGTCCTTCTCTTGCCCATTGAATAAAGTTTAATTGGTCGGCCTTGGTCCTTTTGCCCGCCATTACTTCGGGGATGTAGAATTTCATAAACAATCGCATCTTGGTTCTATCCTCGTTAGGGATGAGAATTGCAAGTGCTGAAAAATCCCCTGTGCTTCCTAAGTCAAGTCCGATGTAAGCGGTTTGCCCGTAATAATTCTCGATTGAATCGCAAATGCCTAAACTTGACCACCTTTGACTATCTATCCAAGTCTTTGCCGAATCTGCCCAGATGTTTAGATGCTTAGTTATAAATGAGGGTTGTTTGCTCGGCTGCTCATCTGCGGTCTTAAATTCTTTTTCTAATTTGTCTGGTAAAACAGAAACCCCATAATTAGGATTGGCTTGCTTCCATACTTGTTCATCTCTCCAATCTTCCGAATCGGCTTCGTAAAGTACTACTAAATGACTTTCTACATCGCTAAACCCCTCTAAGATATTTTTGCAGTTTTTAATATGCTGAAAATATGGTGCGTTCTTATCCGTTCCTGCGGTTGAAATGGAAAAGAATAAAGCGCCATCCCTTGCCGCTTGTCCCGTGATAAGATTTTCTTTAAGTTCATCTGTTTTTTGCAAGTGGTACTCATCAAAGATCACCAATGAAGAGCCAAACCCTTCTACGCTTGGCGCATCCCCTGACAAGGCTTTTATGTTTGTTTGGTTTCTATTACTGATGACTGCGAACTGCATAACCCTAAAATAACTTTGAAGATTAGGAGTAAGTTGCACCGTTCTCTTAACCGCCTTAAAACAAATATTTGCCTGCTCTCGGTTAGTTGCGGCCATATAAATTTGACCTGCATAATCTGACTGCTCCAAAAATGCGTAAGCTATTGCTATGGCTGCGGCTAAGGCGGTCTTTCCGTTTTTCTTTGGAACGTGGACCGTTACCTCATCAAATCTTCTTAGGTTAGTCTTTTTAACTTTCCATCCAAAAGTCATTGCAATAATGAAGGCTTGCCAATCTTCCAATAAGAAAGGTTTGCCCGCCCACTTACTTTCTGTTAGGCTTAATCGTTCAATAAACTTGATATATCGGTCAGCCTCTACCGAATCAAAGTAGTACAAGTCGCTTAAAACTAATTCGCTATTCAACTTCTCGCATATCTTTTTAATGTGCTTGCCGTGGTTTACCTTACCGCTAATAACTTCGCTTATGTATTTTTCGTACTTAGTCATAATTAAAAATCACTAAAGGGGTCGGCTTGTTTTTTAGGCTCAAAAGTTAATCCAGCCCTACTACTCGGAGTAACCCCAAACTCCTTAGCCAATGCAAGATAGTTTTTTTGCGCCTTATCCATTACGTTTATCATTGGATTGACTACGGTTTTAGTTCCTACTAATTCTCCCTTTGCGCTATAAACTTCTTCTTCAACCTCTAATCCTCTTGCACTTACTAAATCTTCGGCTTGCCTATAAACTCCATACCAAGAACAAAGATTATAAAACGAGCCAAGGTCGACTCTGGTAATTAATCCAACTTTGCCGTACTCGCTCATAATTTCTTCCCATAACTTTTGACCCCACTCATTTAAATCGCTTGGAGCGCTTAAGTTTACTTCTTGAGTTGGTTTTAAAGCGGGGCTTTTATCTCGTGAAGGCCTATAAGTGCCTTGTAATTTTTTTAATTCAGTAGGTTTATTTGGGTTCATACGTGCGTAATATCTAAAGTTTTACTTTAAATCAAAATTGCTAAATAGTTCAAAATCTGTCAAATGGTTATAAATACATTTAAG